CTGGCACCTGTACCGGCAATTCCCCCTGGAACCAATCGCGCATGTCGCACCATAACTCAGCGCGTAGATTCTTAAACTTTTCCTTATCATTCGCGGAACGCGCCACATTCACGCCCTCAACCATTGAAAAACCCATTTCCTGCATTCTATCGACAACGCCGGCGCCAATGCCTATACAGTCAATATAAACTTTGTCGGGGTTTTCTTCCAATATGATGCGCTTCAATAAGCCGCATATCTCCATAGTGTTGTAATTGCTAATGCGCTGTAAGTTAAATGCCACCCTGCCGCGCCGCCTTATGATTGCCGTTCTATCGCGGTCGCTGATCGCAACGTCAACGCCTATGATTAGTGGCCCTTTGATCTCAAGGTCGTTCTTACGCGCTATTTCTACGTATTTTGAGTGTATAAGGACATTCTGAATTGGGTTTTTAAACGCTTCTGTGGCATTAAAAGGGTATTCGACATTGAAAAAGGCTCTGCCAGCCTCAAAGTCCTTGCTAAACTCGTTTATTTTGACTCTACGCCATGCTAAATGCTCATGCGTAAGACCATTTTCGCCGTATAGATCGAATAGGTTGAGTTCTTCATCGGTGAGATTGAGGCCATTGGCTGAATAGGTGTACTCATCCTGCCAATACCAGGGCAAGAAGATTGCCTGGTACTCGCTATCTGGGTTCATGCCATTTACCCAACGTTGGTGGAAGTAATTACCTATTCCGTTGGCGGTGCTTTCGAGAATAACTTCGGTACCCGCCTCGTTACTAATCGCTTGCAGGATGCCTTTCGAGTGATCTTCCGCGAACGCCCAGTATCCGACCTCTGATCCATGAAACAATTGAACTGTTTGAGAGCGCCCAACGGCCCTATTTCCAGCAGTTCCCACCGCATATCCGCTGTCGAAGTCTTTGAAGTACATTTCGCGGGCATTGGCAGTGTCAGGTTTAGGAACAAGACCAGGTTCAAGGTTTTCATAGAAGCGTTGAGCCATGCTAAAAAGGTTTTTTGTTGCTTCTTTGTCATGAGTGAGAATAAATGCTTTCTTTCCTCGGCTGGTGATGACCTGATGGAAAAATCTAGCTTGTATATAAGTAGAGTTATGTGAGACAAGTCCTTCACAGATGAATGTTTTTTCGCTTGTTTGCAAGTCGATGACATTTTGTTTACCTATCGATTTTATTGATAATATCTTAGCCCAAGGTCTTATTCCGTCTGTTGCCGCTTTTCCTGGTAATTCATGCCCAACATACCATTCATCAAGAGTAAATCTTGTCGGTCTACATCGCGCAAATATTTCCATCAAATATGGTAATCTATGAATATCCAGCCTATGAACAGGCTTATCACCATACTTACTGCTTTCTCCTGCTTTTCTATTATCCAATACTTCTTTATACGGAATATCACGATCATGGAAATATTTTTTCATTCTAGCAAGAATTTTACCGGCTACTTGATGAACGCTAAGCCTTTTTGCTCCTGATAATCGCGCGCTTCCTTCTCCATCAATAATTCCTGCCATCCAGCCATCTTCGTAAGTTTGACATTCGTAATTTGGAGGTCTGGTAGCCACTCTAATTACATCGCCAACTTTTAAATCACTAATTTCTCTCCATTGTTGTTCATCACCTCCACGCTTTTTACATAACATTCGGTGATTGCCGGTGACTTCGAGACGCGCTCCATTATCTAGGATTACTTCAAACGCTTCTTTAAAAAATTCTCTCTTATCTTCTACTATTGCTGTTCTAAATTTACGGGATTTTTTATATCCCATTCCAGTCTTTCCAGATGATTCTTCATCACAAGCGACTAATTTATCGCCTATCTTAATATTATCTATTTTAACCCATCTATAATCGGAAGTTAGAACTTGCATATTTTTTGACCAACAGCACCCCTGCTGACGACCTTTTAATATAACAGCTCTTACCCTGCCTGTTTTCTCTTTTTGCGCTTGAAGTCTGTCATGTAAGTATATTTGTGCCCTATTGAATGCGAATGGTCTAGGTTGCCCCGATTTAGTCCTTATGACAAGGAATTTAGGGGCAAACTTTTTAAAGTCACGCAATGTATCAAGCTGATCGTCCGTGATCATTAGTTCACTTGTTAGGCTGCTTGTTGGGTTGCCTCAACTGGTACAACAGGGTCGGCGATTGGCGGCGCAGATGGCGCAGACTGCGGCGGCATGGGTTTGTCAAAATCAATCGCAATGATTTGATCTTTGACGTAGAGCATCCCATCATTAAACTTGAACAAGATGTGCTGCATGACAACTGGGTCAATGGGCAGCTTCTTAACTTGCTCGCACATAGGCAAGAAATGCCCGAAAAAGGCATCCCAAAGGATTTGCTTAACTGCGTCTTTGTTTATGTTTGATTCAGTAGCGGAGGCATCGTGAGTCATTATATATACGTCCTTATATATACAAGAAAATGGTGTCGGTTGTTACACCCGCCGACCGACGGCAGCGCTCTAGGCAATAAGGGGCCTTGGTGTTCTATTAACGGTCAGCGTTATAATTATAATCGTTGTCACCTGAGCCATTGCCCATGATTTGACGATTATTCTTAGCGCCTTCCATTTTAGTTGCTGGGTGTGGGGTATTTGCCAAGTCGGCCATATTGTTGTAACCCATGCCTTTATTCATATCCATGTTATTACGCGCTTCCCATGATTTGGGCATAGCGACATAATGCTCGCCCTTCACGTTTTCCACTGCGCCTGCTTCACCGTCAAATTCATTCATTTTTTAATCTCCTTAAGAGTTATTAGATAACCACAAATCCAAAGATTAGTGTGCCATTCAGCCCCGTTCCCGCTACGTTGTTATTGTAGATTGAAAGCGTAGCCGAACCATTTCCAGGGATAGCCCTTAATTCCAGTCCTCTGGTCGTATTCGTTCCGCCCATTAATTGTAATAACACAATAGAAGCGGTTGTAATTCGTGAGTTAGTTAGGGTGAACGCATAAGCAGAAGCGGCGGCGGTTGATAAAATTTCGGTAGTAATAACACCAGCCTGGTGATTTACAGTAGCCGCACCCGCTGTACTTGTCGCCGTTCCGCGATCAAGCAAGATAGAGCCAGTCATTTGACCGCCAGCTAATGCCAAGCCGCCGAGATTAGCTAAAGACGTCGATGCGCTATTTACATCTGATAAGTTGTTAGCAGCGCGTAAGAATGGGCCGCCCACAACGTTTGATGTAGCGATGTAATCGATAACAGATACGCCAGGGTCAGCGCTTGCGAGAATGGTTAAAGTTCCAGCCGTTGGGGTCACTTTTTCAATGTATGAGACATTCGCTTGAGAATTGAAATCAGCCGTCACAATGCTTGAGGTTGTGATATTAGCATCAGTAATGGTGATAGTTGCAGATCCACCAGCGTTAGCGTAGTCAGCGCCGTAGAGCCCAACCCCAGTGAGTGTGGCATTCGGCACAAAAGCGGAATATTCGACAACAGAGACGCCAGGGTTTGTATTGGCAACGACTGTTATGGTTCCAGCGCCAGCGATTACCGTATAGACACCAGCGGCATTTGCTTCACTTTGGAAGTTAGCATTGATTGTCATCGCAGCTGTAACACCTGGAGCGGGAACGGTGAATGTCGCAGCGCCACCAGCATAAGAGGCTTTGCCAACGATTACACCAGCGGACGATAAACGTGTAGAAGGTGTATAAGAAATATACTCTAATACGGATGCACCAGGGTCAGCGCTTGATACCACTGTTAAGCTGCCGGCTGCGGGTAATACCGTCAGTACGTGAACAGGGTTTGCGCTGCTCTGCCAACGAGCAATAACTACGCTGGCCGCAGTAATGGCTGTATCAGTAATGGTCGTGGTTGCGCTGCCGCCTGCGTTAGTGAAAAGTGAGGTGTGGATTCCCAAGGTCGCCAATGTTTGTTGGCTAAGCGCAGAGGAGGCAAATTCAATTAGAGTGCTAAAATTTGGTGTGATAGAACACCAGCTTATGCCATCAGAGGCCGAAAGCATAATGCAATCGTTGGTTTCCCAAGTCCAAACGCCTTCGTTAAGAGCAGTGATGTTCGGGGTTTGAGCGGTGATATAACCCGCTGCTAATGCGGCGGCGGTCGTATCTGTAGTTTCGATATAAACTAGGTTATTTGTAGAGCCAGTAATTCGTTGAATGAAAGTAATAGCCATTAGATTGAACTCCTTTTCAAGTGCGGTCACTCCTGTGAGCCGTGATAACATTGTGCCTTAACGTAATTGCAAAATCAATTGCCCAGTTTATCGATGATCTTTTGCATGACGTAGGTGGCCTCGTCAGCCTTATCCTCTTTGTGGTGATCTTGCCACTTAGCGCGTGCCTTCATGTAGAATATTTGTGCAGTTGTATTGCCAGACTTGGCATTTTCGAACAAGGCATTGGCTATAATGCTGATGCCTTTGTCGCCGCCTTCTTTTATAGCCTGCGCCAACTGCGGGTAAAGAGCCTTTTTTTCATACAAAGTGCGTTCGCCCATGCCGAGACAAGAAGCTATTTGTTCCATCGTCAAACCACGAGCGGCAAGGGATTCGGCCTTTTCTATGATCTCTTCGGTGATCTCAATCGCTGGACGCGCCATTAGCGACCTCGTCAAAGCTTAGTCCGTTAGATTCTAGTGTGGCGTGAGTGCCGCTGAATTTCTCCCATCTACGGACAATGACGTCGCAATAGGCGGGACTAACCTCCATCATTAGACATTTGCGGCCTAGTTTCTCGGCAGCTATAAGGGTTGTCCCTGAACCGCCAAATGGATCGTAAACATAATCATTTGGTAATGTGTGATTCTTTAATGGGATCTCAAACAATAGAATAGGCTTTTGCGTAGGATGTTCTGTTTTATCCTCTTTGCTTCCTGCAAATATCTGATTAGGTGAGACAGCATCCCAAACGGTGGTTTGCTTGCGGTCACCTTTCCAATTTGCATCTTTTCCTTTCCTGACAGCATACCAACAAGGCTCGTGCTTCCAATGATAGGATGATCTTCCCATGACCATCATGGATTTATTCCAGATAATCATTTGACGGACATCAAAGTCACAATCCTCTAGGTTACTCTTAACCACATCCGTAAACTTAGACGCATGCCAAACATAGGCAATATTTCCAGGGAATAGGGAATATACATCCTTCCAGTCGGCTCTATCATCATTAGCCACCACGTTTTTGTTGCCAGGCGCTAAGGGCTTAACACCCGCATCGTCCCGCCAGGATTGATCTAGGTTTACGCCATAAGGTGGGTCGGTAAGCATTAGCATTGGCTTAGAGCCATTCATCAGCTTTTCAACGCTATCAACCATCGTGCTATCGCCACACATAACTCTATGCGCCCCTAGTAGCCAAATATCCCCTAGTTTAGTCACAGGCTCTTTGGGTAATTCATATTGGGCATTTGCATCGTCTAGCCCTTCCTTAAGTAATTCAGGGTTAAGTAATGCGTCTATTTCGTCGCTAGTGAAGCCTGTCAGATTAATGTCAAAATCAGCCACAAGCAGCGCCTCAAACTCAACCTTAAGCTTATCCGCATACCAGCCCGCATTAAGCGCAATCCTATTATCTGCTAGGATATAAGCTTTCTTTCTGGCGTGAGTGAGGTGTTTTAATGCAATGGTTGGAACTTCGGTTATGCCAAGTGTTTTTGCTGCTAGTAATCTTCCATGCCCAGCGATTAT